CGCAGCTAGCGTTCTGCTGAACCCAGATGTCCTTCGACGCGAACATGACGCGAGCCCTACGCTCGATCTCGCCAAGGTCGCCGTCAGCCAAGGTCAGCAGTTGGGCGAGCTTGAAGGCGTCGGTCTTCTTCCAAGCCCAGGTCTGACCACGGAACTCGCTCCAAAGCGAAGCCCAGAGAGCGTTGATGGGAGACGGCTTTCGCCCTCTCTTCTTCGGAGAAGAAGAGATACTACTCTCCTTACTCTCCTTACTGGTATCTTCGGGCATGCTTGAGCATGCTTGGGACTGCTTCGGCTTTGCCTCCCAACGCGCAGCGGCTGCCTTGCGGCCTTTCTCGACGTTGACGAGGCGCTTGCGGTCGGACTCCGTTCGGGCCTCCTCGACCCACGGGATGTGGTAGCAGTCTCCGTCCAGCACAAGGACGCCCGCGCCAACGAGTTCGCCGCGGCACTCAGCACCGACCATGCGCTCGACCACCTTCCCGGAGACTGGACCATGGATCCACATGTGAAGAGCGGCCTTGAACATGGAGCCGACGAGCTCCGTGTCGGACCAGATCTCGGCCACCCCCTCGGCCAGCATGATCTTGGCGGGGTTGACGGGCATGTACGGCAAGGGTTGCGTCCTCGGTTTGTTGGTGCTAAGATCTGTTCGGTCGGTCATGTGAGCCTCCACTCACGGGGCCGGCTAGGCCCTGGTCTTCACCGGAGTCTAGACCCAGGGGGGCTCTAGATGCAAGGGATGATCGGCAAGCCTATTGCTCTTTTTTGGCGGGGGCACATCCATGGTCTGGAGCGCCTCCGCCATGTCTCATTTGTGGGATGCTTCTGCGGGCTTGCTATTGGGTCGCGCCCGCTGGTACAAGGCCGCCATGAGCTTCTTTGCATCGATAGGCGGAACTGCTATTGCCCAACTGATCTTCAACGGCGACGCGACCGCACCCATTGCCAACGGCACATGGGCAACGCTTGGCGTGACGCAGACTCAGTACACCTCACCAAGCGCATCGTACCTCTATCTCGCCCTGTTCACGGGCCATCCTGGAGAAGGCAACGCCAGCAACGTCGAATGCACAAACTCCAACTATGGAGGATACGCTCGCGTCGCTGCGCTGCGCTACAAGTCCATCAGCGGCAATAGTGCCGGCATGGCATGGACTGTCACGGCGGTTGCTCCGAACCCGCCCAACGTCAACACAGCGCAGACCATTGTTGTAACCAATGCGATCCCGTTCAACTTTCCGACCTGCGATACTGGGGCGGGAGGATCTGGCGCAGTCATTCGGTACTGGGGCCTTTACGACAAGGTCAGCGGAGCCTCTAGCAATCTAATTTGCTATGGACCGATCCGGACCAGCGCGGCGACGTGGAAGACGGGGATGTACACGGACACCGTCAACGGAACGATTTATAGCAAGTCGCATGGACTTTCAAACGGCGACCAAGTGTGGGTCAATCGCATCTACAACGCTGCCGCCGGAGACATGCCAAGCGGTGGATCGGATGCGCTTGTCGAGGGCACGAACTACTTCGTCAAGGACGTTGCAACGGACACGTTTGAGCTTTCCTTGACTAATGGTGGGACCACGCTTCTTCCCACCAACATTGGCGCGTTTCTTTTTATCAAAAGCGCAACTCTAGCCATCGCCAATGGCTCCATCCCGTCGTTCACTACGGGCTCGCTTGTTGCGGCCAGAATCTGCTAATGCCGGATCCGATTGATCCCGTACTTCGAGAAACGCTGTCCGGCTTTGCCCTAAACGGGCTGCTGTCGGACGGCTTTATCGTTTCTGTTGGAGATGTCCTATCTGGCGACAGTCTTGTCGGAAGCGTCTCTGATGCATATTTGTTTGGCGCGACGGAGCAGCGGATCTACGGCGAAGGTGTATTGGGCCCCATTGGAGATGCGTCAATCATCGGCACTTCAACATGGGTTTACGTCGCAGCGCACGGCGACGCATTTCAGGGCCTTCTTGCCGATGGATACGCTCGCCTTGACGTGGATCTAGGGTTTTTCCGAGCCTACTACCCAGAGTCCGAGTACCAACTGCCTGGGAGTTACGTTAGCTCTGTGTCCGCCGCCGGATCTGTCGAGTCGGAGTACCAAGTATGAAGCGCAGCCTTGTCTCGGACGCAGAGGTCTTCCAGAACGCTCCGGTTCGCCTCCAAAACCGTCTCGTCAAGTCGAACCAGTCGCTGCTTGTGACGGGCGACGTTACGTCGTGGACCATGAAGGTGATCAGCGGCACGACCGTCCACACCGTCGTCAACGCGCAGGCCCCTGGCTCCAACTTCTTCGCCACGCTCCAGACCGGCAATGGCTGGAGCCGCGACAGCACGGGCTACACGTTTGAGTACGTCTTCACCCCTACCGGCGTGATCTCTAATGCAAGTGCCGAGCAGTACGAGGGCGGAAAGACGTACCGCCTCGAGTTCATCGCCGTCGATGCCGGCGGCGCAACGCTCGCTAAGTGGGTCTGGAACGTCAAAGTTCTTCCGTGGGCGGGATGACGCAGTTCGATACTCAAGTAGAGCTCCGCGGCGCTCCTCGGCAACTGCTCGAGTCAGTCCTTCGTGCCGATGGCCGCAAGGTCAAGCGCGAGATCATCATCGCGGGCCCTGGTGGAACCGGAAAGTCGCGCGGCATCCTGCAAGTCATCGCGTACTTCTGCGAAGCGTATCCGAACCTTCGCGTTCTGTTCTGCCGCAAGACTCGAGAAAGCATGACCTCCTCGACTCTGGTCGAGTGGGAGGAGTGCTTCCCCGAAGGTCACGAGATTATGAACGGCCCGCAGCGCGAGCAGCGCAGCATCTATCACTTTGACAACGGTAGCGAAGTCGCGTGCATCGGCCTCGACAAGCCGCAGAAGGTGTTCTCGACGAAGTGGGACGTTATCTACTTCGAGGAGCTCACCGAAGAAGGCGTGACGCTGGAGCAATGGGAACTGTTCTACCGCGGCCTTCGCGGAAACAAGCCCGTGAACGGGCAGCACCTGCTCATCGGGACCTGCAACCCGACGTTCCCAGAGCATTGGGTTCGCCAGCGCATGCTCGAGGGCCAATGCGAGTCGTTCTCGACGCGGCACGAGGACAATCCTCGTTGGCACAACGGTCAAGTTGACGTTCAAGGGAACTATCTTGAGAGTGGTTGGACCGAGGAAGGCCGCTCGTACATCGACGGCCTCCGCAAGATGTCCGGCTACACGCGGCGCCGTCTGCTTGATGGCGAGTGGTGCAGCGCGGACGGTCTGGTGCTGCCGGAGTACGACAAGGCCCTGCACGTCATCGACGCACGCATCGAGCATCACTCCGGCGACCACTACATCGCCATCGCCGGCAAAGAGGAACGCTCGATTGTCGAGTGGTACTTCATGTCGATGGACTTCGGCTTTCGCGCCCCTGGCTGTTTGCAGGTGTGGGCCGTGGACGAGAACGACAAGCTCTATCGCGTGGTCGAGGTGTACCAGCGAGGACGCAACCTCGACTGGTGGGCAGACGTTGTCTGCACGCTGGCGAAAGAGTTCCCGTTCAACCGCGGAGTCGCGGACTGCGCCGACCCGAACGCGATCAACTTCCTCAACGACCGCCTGGGACGCACTCGAGGCCGTCCCCTGCATCGCATGATCCAGCCGTCCGACAAGAGCGACGGCAAGCTGCACGGCCTTGACCAACTTCGCTGGGGCCTCACCAAGGAGGCTAAGGGGCCGCGCACGTTCCTGTTCAAGGACGCGCTGCGCTACGGGCGCGATCAGGAACTGAAGACCAAGGGCAAGCCGACCTGCTTGGAGGAGGAGCTTACGTCCTACGTCTGGAAGAAGGTCAAGAACGGGTCGGCAGAGGCAGAAGAGGCTGACCCCAACAGCGCAGACCACGCCATTGACGCCGCGGTGTACGCGCACGTCTTCGCGTGGAAGAAGGATCTCAAGCCCAAGAAGGCGCGGCGAACATTCAAGCCTGGCAGTCTTGGCGCGTTGCTTACGAGTGATGGGAAGGAGCTCCCGTGGCCGAAGAATCGATGAAGGAAGCGGAATACGCCAAGAAGGAATCCGACGATGTCGAGCTCGAGGGTTACTGGGCTAACCCCGAGAACATCCGTCAGGAGATCGAGGCTGCCGAGCGCGAGCGCGACAAGCGCATTGGCAAGCTGTCGAACATGATCCGGCTGTTTGAGGGCCCTGGGCGCCAAGAGGTCACGGACGAGGCGTTCCTTCCGTACAACTTCTACTTTGAGTGGATGTCGCTCGTCCGCCCGCAGATCGCGTTCCAGAACCCGCGCGTGCGCGTGCGGAGCAAGAAGCCTGACTCGAACGCCGTGCAGGCCAAGGCGCTCGAGTACTACCTCAACCGATGGATCCGCGACACGCACTACATCCGCACGGTGGAGCGAGCCACGACGCACATGGCGTTCAGCCACGGCGTCACGATGACGGTGTTGGACGACTACACGGCTGGCGACTACGACGATCCGGTTTCGCGACCGCGCAAGATCCTGATCGACCCGTCGCAGTTCGGCATGGACTCGCTTGCCCGTAGCTGGGAAGAGAGCCGCATCTTCTTCCACAAGTGCGTGTGCGATAAGTCCGAGCTCCTTGAGCGTGCGAAGGAGGAGGACGGCTGGGACGTGAAGTCGGTCGAGAAGATGATGACATCCTCGAACGTCAAGGAAATCGGTCGCCCCGACACGACGCTTGACCGTGGCGAGGTGTGTTACTGGGAGGTATGGATCCCCGACGACAGCCCCGAAGACTCGATGGAGAACGGCACGCTGCTCTGCATCGGCAACCACAGCACTCCCGATGGCCCTCGAGCCAAGTTCCTGCGTAAGCCGCGTCCGTACTACGGCCCGCGCTGGGGCCCGTACACGATCTGGGATGCCTACTACGTTCCGCGCAGCCCGTGGCCGATGGGTCCGTTCCAGGCGATGGACGGACTTGTCCGCGCCGTCAACGCTCAGGCTCGCGTCAACCTGCGCCGCGCTCGCGGCCGCAAGGACCTGATGCTGTTCGACGAGAGCGACACGAAGGACGCAGAGAAGATTCTCAACGCTCCGGACGGCTCCGGCATCGGCATTGCCCAGTTTGAGGGGTCCAAGTTTGAGAAGGTCGCCATCGGCGGCATCAACGAGGACGAACTGACCTACGAACAATGGCTCGACGGCCTCTTGAAGCGCGGCAGCGGCCTTTCGTCTGCCGAGCTTGGCAACGCAGCCAGCGGAGCGTCTGCGACCGCTGACGCCATCGCCGCCCGCGGCAGCGCCGCCCGCCTGTCGTTCCTTGAGCAGAAGGTCTACGACGCGGTGCAGCGCGACCTGAAGACGGTCGCCTACTTCGCGTGGCGAGACAACAGCATCGTCATGCCGCTTGGGAAGGAGTTCCAGAACGAGCTCGTCAACATGGGCGTCCCGCCGGAGCTCGCGCTCGGCGTTCCGCTTGAGTGGCGAGGCGGCGAGACTGGGTCTTTCGACGACCTCGAGATCGAAATCGAGCCGTACTCCATGCGTCGCGTGGACGAGGCCGGCGAGCAGGCCAAGACGCTCCAGTTCTTCCAGTTGATGACCCAGATCGCTGGGATGATCCCCCAGACGCCCTGGATGGACTGGAACAAGATGCTCAACACGCTGGGCGAGCGGTTCTACATGCCTGAGCTTGGCGAGACGGTTGACCTTGAACTCGCCGCCCAAGTGGGCGCAATGATGATGCAGCAGCAGCAGGCAATGGCTGCCCAACCCAAGACGGCTCAAAGCGGCCCGCGGTTGATGTCCGACCTGAAGCCGTCAAAGTCAATTCAGGGCGGATTGTCTAGACTTGCAAAGCCATCCGAATTGGGCGGAGGGAGCTCTGGATTGCCTGGTCAAAACTCTGGTAGTAAGATCGGGGCCGCTGCGCGGAGCAGCCAAGCATGATCTACGAGTTTGAATCAGCGAAGGGAAAGCGGCTGGAGCTTTATTACCCGATGGA